ACAGAAGTATTAAAACTTATCGAATGGTATATCGAATGACCTATATTGCTAGTATCAAAGACATGGGAAAAGCGTTTGATCATGCGCACAAGGCATTAGTGGCCAGTCACAGTGGTGAGATTGGTCATGCTTACCATTTCACTGAAATGATTGAATTCTGGCAGAAAGATTATAAAGTAAGTGATGTAATACGTAATCCCGGATGGGGTCGATGGGAGTACATTGTATTTCCAGATGAACAAGCGTATACTATGTTTTTAATGAGGTGGGCATGATGGCAAAGACAATTACATTATCAAATCGGCAGTGGGACAAACTAAAATCTCAAATCATCGAAGACTATGGTCGGACTACTGTTATGATTAGCTGGCGATTAAGAGAACAATTGGGTTTTACTCTACGGCAACATAAAGATGAGAAAGAAACCGAATGGACAAAGCAATACACTATGCGCTTGGACTTTTGGGATGATATGTTGTACACAATGTTTCTGCTAAAGTACAGCGATTATATTCAATCAGATTTTAGAGAACAAGCGATAATTTAATTATTGCAAGCGATGACTCACAAGCATTGCAGTATCTATGCCAAGTAAGTCAAATATCTGTTTAATCTTAGGGTGTACTTCGTTGCACTCTTCGGGTAGCATAACAAATCGTGCTACTCCATTTGCGTCAATAGCAAATACATAATCATCACACTTAATATTTTCTGCACTACTTTCTATTTGCATTGTCATTATTATTGTTCTCTAGATAATTTATATGTAGTACAATCTTCTTTAATAGTAGTCGTGTTACTGGGTGATTCGCTCCAAATGCTGTGTAATATGATGCAAGGTCTGCACTGTTATCTGGGTGGACAACACTTTTATTTATATAGAGTCGTGCCGCAATGTTTGCCGCATACGCATCTATTTCATCGGGCATACCTAAATATTCTTGATTGTTTTTCGTTTCGACATCTCTATGCTTACTAACATAACCTCTGTTTAACATAAACTGTCGGCTTCTGTATTGATGTTGATGTCTGTATTCGTGTACTAGTGTTTCAACTAAGTCAAGTATGATATTGTTTACCATTTCTTCAGTAACATACCAGGTAGATTTTTTAGGATGATTAATTAAGAAATAAACTTTGAATTGTTTTCTTTCGTCTTCGTCTAAATTTGGGTCGTATTCGCCGCCGAAAGTAAAGTCGCCCTTGTTAAGTTTACTATCGTTATCTTTAAAGCATTTAACTTTAACGCTGTGTCGTTTATTAAGATGTTTACCTAATCGTTTAACGAAATTGTGAGGAGTAATTTTTTTGCCAATCAATGCCGTTACCCATTTTGAAATAATTATATATTCAGCAATGGGATCGAGTATCATTGCTAACTACCGAATTTTAGTGGAGAAATGCCGTGTGCCGCCATTAGTGCCTTATTTTTTCCTTCTGCCAAACTTGCTTTGATTGAATCACCAAATGCAGATCCAGGATTAGCCATTCCACCAAGTACATCAGAAATACCTGACCCAGATGTATCTGCTCCAAACTTATGTAAACTTGTCGCAAAACTCATTGCACTTCCTAAACTCGGCAATGGCAACGGAGACGTGATATCAATTCCTGCTGTTGCCATTAACCCTTGTGACTTAGTAATCGAATCAGTAAGCGCAGTAATATGATCTGCTGTAATTCCAATATTGCCTACATTAGCCAATGCAGATAATTCTGGGCCGCCGCTAACTGCATGTGTGAAGTCGGTTATATTCGGTAAACCATTTGCACCATTAAGTGCAGACAATCCAGATGCTTTGCCAGTCATGTTTGCTATACTAGAAGATAAACTAGATGTTAATCCCGACAATGTAGGAGCAAATGAATTTAAGTTTGGTACGCTTGGTATTTGTATTCCGTTTAATAATCCTGCCGCAGCAGCTGGGTTTGCAAATTTTGCACCCATATCACCAAACTTGCTTGCCATTGCAGATAAATCCGGCATACCTGTTGTTGGTAATGCTGCTAAAGCCGAACCAGCTGGTGCCAACTTACTAAGGTTAGTAAAGTCATTTAGATTGCCAATTGCTCCGCCTGGGCTAATTTTTAATTGATCTTGAATAGTTGCTATAATTGCAGGATCTTTAATTGACCCGACAATTTTACTAATTGCAGGCGCATGTTCTGGATTAGTCATATCGAGCCCAGCGGCTGCAATTGCGGCATTAACACCACTTGCATTTCCTAATTTTACGCTGTTTAATTTATCAACAAATCCAGTAGTAGAACCAAGACTTGATATCTTATTGAGATCAAATACCGGACCAGCGGCTTCAAATGCGCTTGCTGCATTTGTTAAACTGCCCAGTGCACCATCTAATCCTTGTGTTGCCATTGAACTCATATTAGTAATGCCAGCACCCATTTCTTCAAATGATGTGCTTGACATAAATGTAGTTGCATTGTTTATTTCAATCGAATCACCGATATGACCTTGTGCTTGATTTAAGATAGCGCCAAATGCCGCATGATTATCGGAGCCAGGACTTCCGGTAAATCCCATCTGACCTTGTAATGTTGTTAGATTTGCCAATGCAGCATTAGCCGTGCCTGTAGGGCCCGATATACCAGCAATCCATCCGGCAACATTTGCATTCGCATATCCTTTGTGTGTGTTTAGAATTGTCATGGCATCAGTTACACTTTTTGGAAGTGCCAAAGCAGAACCTTCTTTAATACCAACCATTGCAGTTAATGTGGCAGGAGTAATTGCTGCAGAAGCCGTGGCCAATGCAACCTTCATACTCTCAATTACTGTATTGCTTGACTTGGCTGTTACCAGCGATATATCATGTTCTGCCATTCTAAATCCTAAAGAATAATTTTAATAAATCTAATATCATGCCTGTTATTGTCTGTATGTTTTGATATTAGGTAAATACTTATACAAAGATAACATACTATGAATATTTATTACATTTATGCATACATAAGAAATTCTGACTTAACTCCGTATTATATCGGCAAAGGCAAGGAAAATCGTGCTTGGGCAAAACATAAAGGTCTTTCGGTACCCAAAGATAAATCCAAAATTATAATATTAGAATCAAATTTAACCGAAGTTGGTGCGTTTGCGTTAGAAAGACGATTAATCCGGTGGTGGGGACGGAAAGATATTAACACAGGCATATTACTCAATAGAACAGATGGTGGAGAAGGACCATCTGGTACTAAACGAAGTTACGCATCCATACAACTGCAATTACAAACTAAACGAACTAACGGCACCATGCCCGGCAGCAGATATATAGAGGAAAAACGTCGTACGACTATGATTGCAAATGGAACCACAATGGGTTCACCAGAAGTACAACAAAAACGAAAAGAAACTATGGACCAAAATGGTACTACTCCAAACTCGGAATTAGTTAAAGCTAAAAGGAAGGCCACTATGGAAAAGAATAATAGTCATGCCTTCCGTAAAAATAATCCAAATAATATTAAGGTATTATGTCAACATTGTGAGAAAATTGTTAGTAAACCGGGTTTTTCTCGTTGGCACGGCGATAATTGTAAAAATTATCTTGCTATAGTAAACCCCGAGGTAGTTTCAAGATAATGATTTACTAACTCGCTACTTGTTTGCGCATGCAACATTACATGACGCTTATCCAGGTGTATACTCTTATTTAACTCAGATGTAAATAGACTTTGCATCAAGCCAATACCTTGTTGACTTGGTACTACAATCATTGGTTTAGATACTACAAATTCAGCGGCAGTTTCGTCTACAATTTTAGCAATAACTTCATCGCCGTTTACTAGCTTAAATGATACCAATGTATCCTTGTCGTATCGGTTAGTTACTAGCAATTGTTTCTCCAGTCATTTCTGTTAATTGTTCATTAGTTAATTTTTTTAAGCCTTGAAAGCCACCTGCCACAAACAGTTTACCATCTCGATAAATCTGCGGTACTGTGCGATGCCCTTCACTCATAATAAATTCACGTGCTTCTACATTTTCATCAATCTTAATTACTTCAAATGCTATTTTTTTTATTGTTAGTAGATTCTTTGCTTGCTCACAGAACGGGCATGAATCTTTTGAATACACAGTTAACATCGTTTCCCCTTTTATTATAATGTTGGTAATTCGTTGTAGTTCATTTCATCAGACATAATACCTAATACATAGTTGGTGCTTTCCGACTCTTGTAATGCTGTTTGTTTCTTACTTGTATCTGTATGTTTATTAAACCACGGAATCGGTGTTGATTTAGGTGCAGGGCTAGTGTAACGTATACCAATTTGTTTTAGTGCATCTACGGCTGTATAATCAACAAAATCCTTCAATATATTGGCGTTTAGACCAATAACCGGACCCATTTTGAACAAATAATCAGCCCACTCTTTCTCTTCGCGTATAACGTCTAAGTACATCTGATATACTTCAGCTTCGCACTCTGCTTTAATTGCGGCAAAGCGTGGGTCTTCTTTAACTACTTGATTGATTAAGAAAGCTGTCCATTCTTTGTGTAATAACTCATCTTGTAAAATCAATTGAATAATGTTGCCATTGCCCATAAAGATTTTGTTCTCAACCATAGCAAGTGATGTAGCAAAGCTAACCATAAAGCGAAATGCCTCTAATCCATAACTTGCGTGTAGTGCTAACCAAATTGCTTTAATGTGATCTGTTTCACTAACTTTGATGCCAAGTTCAGCTTGACAGTTAATTACGTGTAACTTATCATAGTAGTCGCCGATTGTACTTGCCATTCCTACAATCTCTGCTGTGTCATGAATTGTATTAAACACATCTTTTGGCACGTTATAAATGTTACGAATGATGTGACTGTAACTCTTACTATGAATGTTAGTTTCGAACATCGACCAGATCGAAACTAACGCCTCTAGCTCTGGTAGACTTACAACTGGGCCGAACACCTGATTTGGTGCGCGGCCTTGTAAGCTATCTAATGCTGTTTGACGTAATAAGTTACTTGTGAATATATGTTTAACAGCATCACTGGCATCTTTAAAATCATTACTATCTTTACTCAGACTAATCTCTTCAGGTATCCAAAAAAATCCTCGTTGTTGTTGCTCATAATTAGCAATTTTCTGATATTTAACTTCCTCAAATCTCTGTACCGTTACTGGTCCAGCTGGGTCTAGAAACATCGATCGTGTTAAATAATTAGTGGGCTTACTTAAATCATACTGTGCTTTACTCATTGTTTTTCCTTACAGTTATTAAAATGCCAACGCGGCATTGCTATTGCTCCGCCTGTTTTACAACAATGCGGGCAAGTGACTTTTTCTCGTTTTAATAATCGGTGTGTATTACCGTTTTTAATTTTCGATTCTTCTTTATGTTTTGATGGGCCATTTCCGCCATTTAACTTTTGTGCCTTACTGATATTTTGTTTGTGCATTTCACTTTTTGGTTTACACATATTTTGTTTTGTTTCTTCACTTTTTGGTTTTCCTTTTGAAGATAAAGTTTTACCAAATATAGAAAATACCTTTGCTCCTTTTACAGAATCAAAATATCGTTTATTAATACATAGCGGATCACTGATATACTCCTTAATTAAAGATTGCTCATATTCAAAACATTTATCTGTATCTTCATTAGTATAAATTATTGTAAATTCAAATGATTCTTTACTCGTATCTTTAATTAATTTAGCAACTTCATTTGATGAACTAAAATAAGTAACCCATAAATCTTTCTCAGGAATAATATTTTTCATTATGTGTTTATATCTCGATCCATAATAGAATTTACCTGTCGGGATATGTTTGATATAGTACACATATGCAGGAATATTATTCATACTAGAGCTTACATCCGGCACAATCATCCTCGTCATCATAATCTATTGGTGCCATTTCCGGGGCCACTTCTGCTGTCATCTTACTACCTTGTTTATTCACGAGGCTATAATAGAAGGTCTTTAGACCCCAAATATGTGCCTGCATTAGATTCTTAGCAATTAATGTCGATGGCACTTTTCTGTCTGGAAAGTGTGCCGGCGAATAGAATGTATTAGTACTTATGCTCTGATCCACATAAGCCGCAAGTACTGCTGCAGTTTTTAAGTACGCATCGCAATCTTTCTGTTCCCACATTAATTGATATTTATTTTTCAATTTATGATATTCCGGAACAACTTGCGTAAATGACCCAGCTTTACTTTCTTTAACACTAATCAAACTCATTGGCATTTCAATACCGTTAGTGCTGTTAATAACTACTGAACTAGATTCAACTGGCGCAATTGCCATTAGTGTTGAATTGCGTACACCATATTGTTTCATGTTAACTCGTAGCGTTTCCCAATCAAGCTCTGGAGTAAAGTCAGCAAGTTCATTAACACCATCTGCACGATTCTCCCAAGGAAACTGTCCTTGACCGTAACGTGTTTTTGC